CTTGTTGCTCAGGGGTAGAAATCATTTGCGATTGACCACCCGTATCTTCTTGGAAGTCTATTGGTAATAAATTGTTTTTTCTTTGATCTATCATTTTACTTTGCTGCGTACCTTCCATTTTTATACGCTTGTCTTTTGCACCTTCTCTTTGTTGATCACCTTCTTGTGATTGAAGCTTAGCTAATTCCATGTCAAACTGGTGCTGCATTTGCATTTTTTGTTGATCGAGTTGTGCCTGTATTTGCATTTTTTGAATCTCCATTTGCGTTCTAGACTGTTCGTATTGAACTTTAGAACCGCTAATTGCTTCTTGCTTTTGAACTTCATTCATTGCAATTTTTTCGTTAGCATCAGCTTGAGATTCTGCTTGAGCTCTAATATTAGCTTGAGCATTTTCTTGATCTTGTTTAGCTTTAGCTTTACGCTTAACCTTGAGAAGTTGATTTGCTAGTTTAAGATTTTTAATCTGTCTTAAATCTATAGCATCTTCAAGATCAATACCACCGCTTTGTAGTGCTACTTGAATGTTTTGTTCTAGTTGAGCTTTTTCTTCATCATCTGGTTCTAGTTCTAAGAATATACCAAAATCATGTAAATTTAAATTTACAATTTCTCTTAAAGTATTAACATTATAATTACTAATAGAGTTTGTTAAAGACTCTGCAGTTAGTGGAAATTCTAAAGCGTCAGCAATTTTAAGAGCTGCATTTTCTGCTATTCTAAGAGTTAAGTAAGAAGATGATTGCTTTATGTGTCTAGTAGCAGTATTGGAAGCGTTAGCAGCCATTTTTTGTAAACCTACTAACGTGCTTTTATCTGGTGTGCTGCCATCTCTAGCTTCATTAAGACCCGTTACATCGCGTATCATTTGCAGGTAATACTGATACGTGTTTATAAGACTTTGTATCTTACCTTGACCAGAACTAGAGTTTAATTCTTGAATAGGTACTTTACCGGGATTCATTTCACCGTCTTGAGTAAGAGATCTACCTACAATACTACCAGTTTGAAAATACATATTAAGAGCTTCTGCTGGATTATAATTTGTACCATTACCAAGATCAACTTCAGCTAAACCATCCATGTCTAAATAAACACCATCCGGTACTATTCTAGACATTACTTGCTGTAGTTTTAAATGAGTTAATTGAATCATATCAGCAAAACCAATACATTTACTAACTAGTGAATCTATTCTACCTTTGTACATTCTTGGTGCACAAATAGCATAATTCATTTTTACTTTTGTAGTATCAGCATAAGGTCTTGACATGTTTTCTGCTAATTCCCATTTAAGCATTGTATCAGTTCCTAAAACTTTAGCGCCACTATATAAAACTTCTATTGATCGCGAAACTCTTTCAAACATATCACTTTCTGGTGGATCAAATGTATCTGGCTTTTCAATAGCCTTCATTAATCCTTGATCTGTTTTTTTTATTTTAAAAACTTGATTATGATAAGTCTTGTAATCAAAATATAAAACTTGAACAGTATTTTCATCATATCCACCCCAACCAGTTACGTACTGTCTATTTCCTGGCATTTTTTGGATGCGCTCTAATTCTTTTTTAGATATATTTGGAAATTCTTTTTTAAGCTCTGGTATTGTTATAGATTTTATTTCTCCAACATAGTATATGTCTTCAAAATTAGGATCTTCAGTATAAGAATAAACCATATAAGCTGGATCAACATAGTCTATAGTAACTCCGTTAGAAGTATTAAAATTTGTTTTAGCGGCCGCGATACCACAGACAGCTAAATCCATGTTTAATCTACGCTTAGTAAGCTCATATTTATTTTGAGCCATAATAGAAGATATAGCTTCTTCTTCAGCTATCTCTATGCTTTGCTTGTAAGAAAGCTGCATGTGCAATTCTAATTCTTCTTCGTTTTGAGGTAGAAGTTCAGGATTTGAAGTTTGATATAAGTTTATTCCAAGAGTTTGATTTAAATTATCTAAATAATCTTTAGCAATCATGTCTTCATATATCTTAGACGCGTATTCAGTTCTTTTCTTTACAGAATCAGGGTCTTGAGCATAAGCCTTAACGTCATAAGAGTGAGCTGATATACCATTTACAACTATATCTACAAATTTAGATAAAATAGGAACTGGTTTCCAGTCTAAATTAAGATAAGACAAATCACCATTAATAGATAATTCATCTTTGTATTTTTGAACAGGCTGTTCTCCTCTAGCATATAATCTAAGAGTATTAAAGTTATTCCAGTTAGTCAAATACGTGTTACCGTTTGTTCGACCAGATTTGAACCACTCATATTCAATAGCCATAGCTACTTGACTGCCATATTCCAGACTTGCTTTTTCAGCATCGCTAACAACTTGACTTGGAAAAGCGCTATTTGAATTAGTGTATATATTCATTTAACTTATTATTTTTGATGTAGTTCCCCTGTTGTCGTATCTTTTGATACCTAAATCTACAGGTTCTATAATTTTTTTATTTACTGGAGAATATCTATGCTTATTGCAAGCCATTAGAGCTAATCCAGAACTTATAGAAGCATCATGTTTTGTTCTATTGTTTATATTAAATTTAGCCCAGTCTTCTAGCGTTCTTTGAAAATAAACATCACCATAGCCAGATTCTTTTAATCCAACAAAATGCTCTATATATGTTTCTATAGCAGAAGCGTGTGCTTGCTTTATATCTTCACTAGAGTTAGGTATGCCGCCGAGCTCTCTTTCTGTTACAGATAATTTATTGTATTTTTTATCAGGTCTATTCATTGAAAAACCTCTATAACCTCTTCTTTTAAAATAATATAAAATTCTTGGTTTATTATTTTCTATAAGTATTGGCATACCATAAAATATGCAAGCCATAAGCACATCTTCAAAAAATATTTCAGCTGTTTGCGGTCTTGCTATGTATTCTAAAAAAAAGTGATTAGGTGGCACGTCTTCCATTGAAAACTTAGTTAGGCCGTGCAAAGATCCTTTAGAACCTCTTTTATCTACAGTGCCAGATATGTCATATGGATCACAACCAAATGCTCCCATGAAATCATTACCTGGATAATTAACACCGTTTTTCTTATAGCGTCTATTTTGTATATGAGAAGGTGGCACCCAACTTACTCTGAATCTACCATTATCATTAGGAACAAATATAACATTTGTATCTTGTTCTGCATTTTGCCATTGAAAACTACCTTGTGTAACATTTATTGAATTTCTTAAATCTTCATTAAAATCTATTTGTTCATAAATTTTAGTTAGATTAAACAAAGATTCTTTTGATTCATCTCTAAAAGCGTGTTTAGTTGTGCGTGGAAATTGTCTATAAAATTCGTTTAAAGCGTCTTGATCTTTTTTAAGACCATCTACTTCATTGTTCCAGTATTCTATTACACCTAAATCAATTGTTTCACCCTGAGGTCCTTGCTTTGGTTTCTTTGGCGTATCGAAGACAGGTATTCCATAAGAATCAATGTATCCTTCGTAATTCCATTCCATAGGTATGAACAAGCTATATAATCCAGAGCGAGTTTGTCCATTTGCATTTCTTTGAGTGACATCTGAGTCATTGTAAAGTTTTTTAAAATTGTCTCCACCTTTATCTAATGAGTTGCTTGTTGAACCCATCATACATTTACCTATAATTCTACTACCTAATCGTAAACACGTTTTCGTGACACGCCAGTTGTTGAGGATGTTCGTCGGACGCTCCCATTTACCGCTCTCATCGTGGACGAGGAGCTTGAGTTTCTCGCCGTCATACGAGTTGTCGCCCGTGTTTTTCCAGTCGATCGTTGTGTCGAGCCCGTCAAGTTCGCGTAGCGTTTGTTTTGTTTCAAGTTTCTTACGGGTGTATTTTGTGGCCGGGACTCTGAACGCAAGTTCTGTTTTTGGCCTGTCCATACCGTCCTGTATTGGCTTGAAAAAGAACGGATAGTTGACTGATATTGGTACCACTTTATCCGTGAACATCTTTTTCGCATCAGGTCCAGATTTCGATAGTATTCCATATCTAGAGTCAGAGGATATGGTTGCCAGGTTAACCACCTCGCCTGATGCCATAAATGAAAATCCAGATCTTCTGTTCTTAAGGTAGCACAATCCATATGAACGTACATCGGCTTTGCAAGCCTCCCAAAAGATATAGAATAATCTATTTGATTCGCGAAAGTCCGGTTTACCAACGTCGATTTTACTCCACTGCAAGTACATATAGTGAGTACCAGTAAGGTAAGTAGCCATACCTTTATTATGGAACCAAAACCCTTCTTCTCTGCGAGTAAATTCATTATCGATGTAATCATACCATTTCTCTTTAAAGTCTAGTGGATATTCTTCCCAGTCAAATACTGATTTTATTTTACTTAAAACTTTAGGATACTCAGTATATTCCCATTTGTCTGTTTCAAATTTATGTACTTTTGTTTTTTCAGGTAAAGCTATTTTAAGGTTTTGTATTTCATATATATCACCTATTCTACCTGTTTTACTTATAACAATAATATCGTGTTCTTTGTTATAACCATATTCCCACTTATTATACCTGTTCATTCGTTTAAGAACTTTAGGTTTTATGTGGTCTTTTAAAACTTTATATAATGACTGCTCGTACATTAGTTAGATCTTCCTTCGGCAAAACCTTTAAAAGCTCTTTGTTCTTTAACTTCTTTTGGTTTATCGTTTAATAGATTTTCTTCTTCTTCAATACGACTAAGTATTTCAAACGCGTCGAATATAGCTAGCTTTTTAGTAGCTGCAGCATTTTTAAGTCTATCAGCTGATATGTCATCATCTGAATCAACAATAGCTTCTTTAGCTACTTTTATTAACTCTTCAACTGCTCGCTGCCCAGCTTGGATTATATTCTTCTTCGTTTCCTTGGTATTCATACTTAATTACAATATCATTAGATTTCATACAATAAAGTCGTTTGTCTTCGACTAAAAACTCCCATTCACTGTTAGGAGTAAACCCTATAAGATCACCTGGGTTTATATTAAGCGCTTCTAAGGACTTATTACCATATTTAAGTATACCAATAAGGCTTGCCTCTTTATCTAGCGTTAGATCTTGTTTGCTTTTTATAGGTGTTATAAAGCATCTGTTGTTTAAAGTGTTCCAATTGTTTTTATTTTTATATAAATATATTTGGTCAACTGCACAGAAATAATGGTCATCTTTAAAATAAGATCTGCTTTTTTTCTTTTCACCTTTCATATCATAAAACGTTCTAAAAACATTTTGATGTATGATTATTATAGCACCTTTCTTTATAGGTGTTGAAAAGGCAGCTGGGGTTTCTACAACTCTAGCTAACCTATTAACAAATTTCCAGTTTTCAATTTTAGTATTTACAACTAATTTTTTATCACCTATGTTAACAGTATTACTATATTTATCGCCAACTGGTTCAACGATAAAATCGTATAGACTCTTCATTAATACTCTAAATCGTATTCAACAGATATAGCCATGTTAGAATTAAACTTCTTCCACGGCAATACCTCGTTGTTTTTCTTTATATGTATATTATAAGATCCATCAGAGTCATCAAATAAAATATAAGCTATTTCATGACCGCCGTATACTTGCTGACCAACAGAATAGTGCATAGCTTCATTTTTGTAATCAGAACCTATACTGATTTTTCTTATAACTGAATCCACTACTCTTCTTCTTTTTCTATTTTAGTATATTCACCTGTTTCAAGATCAATATTTATACTACCGTACTTGTCTTCAAGTTCTTTTTTATTATTAGCTAACTTTTCGTTAACTTCAGCAACTTTATGAAGTAAAGCATGCTTTTGCGTTTCTAATACACCTATATTAGTTATAACACCATCTAGGTTTTTCTTTAAAACAGTTACCTCTTCTAATTCTTTTTTAGTTATTTTTTTAGCTTTTGCCATAATTGAATTTAATTTAATTGTTGTTTATAATTATATAGTCACCTATATATCACTTATTTACATATAATAATATCAACTTCGTTTATTGTGGTTATACTAGTTATATAATCTATAGCTATTGGTAAGTATTGACCTGCTTGAACTTTAAATTCTAGTGATTCATCAGCTGTAGGTACACCTCTTTCTAGTTTAAGAATTTGAAAAGTACAATCCGTTGATCCAGCTGGTCTTCCAGTTTCAACAACAGTTATAATATCACCTGCGTTATATCCAGATCCACCATTTATTATTTGTATTGATTGAACAGCACCTCCAGCATCAACAAATACCTGAACTGTTATATCAGAAGCATTGCTTGGATTTGAATCTGTTGTGATGAAAGTTGTTCCAGCTGAATAATTTGTTCCAGCGGTTAATTGTTTAAAAACAATGCCTTCACCTTTTACACCTACTTTTAAAGAAGCTTTTGAAGTTCCAGCTGGTATAACATTTATAGTACCTGCAACTCCGCACCATAAAACAGAGCTGTTTAAAAAATTACCATATGTGCCTGTTTGATTTTCAAAAGGCCAAGCCGGTATACCGTTAGGTGTACCAACAAATTCTGATGCGCATTTCATTGCTTTACCAGCTATACCTGTGTCTATTGGAAATTTACTCATTTTTTTTATTTATTACTTATTGATTTAAACTTTTCTGCGCCTCGTGAGCCAAAATATGCTACATACACAGTTGTTGTTAATGTTTTTAATAG